ATCTCCGGCAGGGAGATCAGACCCTCGATGGATTCCAGTTCGCAGAAGTCCAGCTTCTGCTCGGAGGGGGCGCCCCAGCCACCGGCAGCAACCAGCGAGCCGCCATCAAGGCGCTCCTCGTTGCCTGCGGCGAGCAGCAGGTCCGTGGTGTTCGAGAACGCCGGGTTGGCGTCGGAGAACTCGTTGTCGGGCAGGTTGATGACCAGCGCGGAGTTCTGGTGGCGGACGCCCTTGAGGCCCTTGGGCATCGCGGCCAGCTGCTTCTGGATGATCCGCGAGCCTTCCTCCAGTGTGGAGAAGGTCTGGCCGTTGGAGAAGCCGGAGCCGGCGTCGGAGCCAGCCACGAGGGACCATGCGGAGACGGCATCCTCGGACTGGGCCGGAGTCGGAGCCTCGGCGGCCGGGGCAACCTTGGCGGCGCGGGCAGCGAAGCTCTTGATCGGGCGCTTGACAGAGGCTTCCTGGACCGGAGCCTGAGCGGCAGCGGCTTCAGCAGCCTCAGCCTGGGCGGCAGCCTCAACGGCAGCGGCTTCAGCGTCAGCTTCGCCGGTAGCACCCTCAGCGGGAGCGGCACCCTCAGCGGGGGCCTCTTCCTTAGGGGCGAGGCCGTTGCGGATTTCCTCCAGCTTGGCCTGCTTGTCGGCGAGAGCCTGCTCGCGAACCTCGTTCTCTGCGCGGGCTTCGGTGAGGAAGCCGTGCAGTTCAGTCAGTTCCGTGTATTCCTCGTCGGTAAGGTCAGCGGCTTCCTTCGCAGCCAGGCTTTCAGCCTGTGCGTAGGCGTCGTTGACAGCCTTTTCGAGGTCGGCGGGCTCGAGTTCCTGCAGATTCGCAGGGCGTTCGAACTTCTTAGCCATGGTGATCTCTCCTAATGGGAGTCGTAGTTGTCGTGTGGGTAGTGCAAAGGTGGTCGACACACGGCCTACGGCTCGGAGAGTGTCCTACTAAGGCACATCCTAGACGTATCCGATGCTCAATACCTACATTAATGGGTGTTTCGCGCGGTTTATTGTGCTTTGTACGTTCCGCCGCGCCGGGCTTTCTGAGCTTTCGCCTCAATTTCTGAGGAGAAAGTCTTGGTTGACCCGTCTGTTCCGGTCCAAACGTAGGTTGTTTTACGCGCTTTCTGAGCGCAGGCGCCGCAAGCCATGGCTAGTTCCCCTTCAGTGTTGTGATGAGTTGCTTCCTGATGTCTGCAACATGCAGGTCGCGGATGTTGAATGTGAGTTCGCGGAGTTTTTGTAGACGGTCAGCATCCTCGGCGATGGGCGCCTTGGGCACAATGCCCGCCGCGACCAGCGACATCTGCTCGCCGTCCTCGATGCCGAACGCGGTGCGCGGGATCGGGAAGCCGGGCACGTTGACCGCCAGCGCCGCCACAAGCTCCTGTGAGCGCCGCCCGCGCATCCGTACGCCCCGCCAGTCGCCGGAGATCGCAGCGGCCCGCAGTTCCTTGACCTGCTTCTCGCTGACACCGTCACGGAGACGCCCTGCCACCCAGATGCCGTGGGCATCCTCGCCGCAGGTGACGTCGGCGACGGCGGCGGAGGTGTTGTCGTAGTGCGCCACCGCCGCGCGCAGGCCGAACTTCCCGGGGGCATGCCCGCCGCCCAGGCTGATCTGCCCGACGGCCACGGGTCCGGCGTCGGTGCGCACCTCCCCGGTGAGGAAGTAGGCGTACTGTGCCTCGGAGGGAGGGGCCGTGACGCATTCCTCGTAGCCGATGTGGCAGGTGTCCCAGCCCGCGAGGTGCCCGTAGACCCGGCCGTCATCCTCCACGGTGAAGGGGGTCAGGTCCTCGAACTGCGGGTCGCGGAAGTCGTCCGCGCTCGGCAATGCCTTGGCCAGCGCGGCGGAGGCCACGAGCGAGTCCATCTCGTTCGCGGCGGTGATCGTCGCGGAGGAGGCCTGCCCCGGCCAGACGCCCAGCGCCCGGTAGTGCAGGTTGGCGCACAGCCCCGCCAGCCACTCCGGGTTCTGGACGTACTTGGCCAGATGGGTCCGGCAGCGGTTGAAGTCCCCGGGAGCGCCCCAGGCGATCTTGGCCGCGCCCCGCCCATCCACCCAGTAGGAGGTGATCTTGTGGGTGGGCTGCGGGTCGGTGATCCAGCCGGGACCGTCCATCGTCTTGGGCGGAACCACGTCGAACTCTCCGGTGGCATCCTCGCGGATGGACGCCTCCATGGGGACCGGCGCCGGCTGCACGTCGGCCCACAGTCCGAGTGCGACGTAGGCTTCGGCGAACGCCGGGATCGAGCAGATGGTGGCGGAGGCGATCCGGCCCTTGGCGAACTCGATCAGCTTCTCGGTGGAGTTCGGCGAGACCTCGGCCGAGTCCAGGTCCACGGAGACGCCGCGCATGATGCCGTTGGCGAGCAGGCGGATGGTCTCGTAGCCGGCGGCGGAGGAGTCGAACACGCCCTCGGCCTTGACCACCCCGTCCTCGCGCCAAATCCGGTCGATCCGGCCGACCGGGAAGGAGCCCTTGTGCCCCTCCGCATCCACCCACTGGAACTTCAGCGGCAGCGGCAGGTCGCGGTTGGTGAGCGCGCCGACGGCGAACTGGCGCCCGTCGCCGGAGGGCACACCCTCGGGGGCGAGCACGCCGTGCCACGGGACATCGGGGAAGGCGGTGTCGGCATCGACGAGCGAGGCCATCTCCTCCTCCAGGTCATCGAACGCCTGATCCTCCTCGGGGGTGGTCTCGACGATTGCGGGCTCCTCCGCGGCGGCGGTGAGTGATTCGGGCATGGTTTCTCCCAGCAGGAACTCGGTGCGGCTGTTGCCATGCCACAGCGCGAGGCGGTCAAAGGTGATGGCATCGCCGGAGTACTCCCCGAGGCGCGGGGTCTCGGGGTAGCCGAGGGTGACGTGCGGAATCCAGGTCGGGAACTGCTCCACGGCCTCGTGGGCTTCGGCGAGGGTGTCCTGCCCCAGCAGCCCGTCACGGATGGCCTTGAGGTTGGCCGCATCCAGCAGCACGACGTCAGCCTTGTTCGGGCCGAGGATGGCAGCGCCGTTGACCTTGTCGGTGACCGGGGTGACCTGGCCCTTGGTGACGAACTCGCCGATGGCGTTCAGCAGCGCCTGCTCATCCAGATTCGCCGCATCCCCGAGGAACAGCAGCGTGGCGTGCGCCCCGTCCTGCTCGGAGGAGACGGCCGAGACCGGGTCCTCCGCGCTGGGCAGCGCCACGATGACGGTGGACTCGGTGCGGGCCTGCTCCGCGGCTGCCGTGATGGTCGCCGATGCCTCGGTGAGCATCGTCGGACGGACGACGCAGCGGCAGTTGATCCAGTTCTCCGGATCCCCGACCGGCTGGCCCGGGTACATCAGCTGCGCTCCGCCCACCTCGAAGGTGTGGCCGGTGGGGACGGTCTGGCCGTTGGCCTCGCGGTGCGGCTCGCGGACCTTGTCATCGCTCATGGTGACCCACTCCAGCCCCACGCCCTCGTCCGGGTCGGAGGTGGTGGCGGCCTCGGTTCCGGCGTTGACCGCGTAGGTAGCGGCCCAGTTGGTGATGAGGTCCAGCTGGTACTCGGGGTTCGAGGAGCGGGTGGTTTTCTGCAGCGTGGTGGACATCTCCAGCGCGAACAGGTCCCGCATGTCATCGATGACCGGGCTCCACTCGTCCACCTCGGCGCGGGCGGTGGTGTCAAAGACGTCCAGCGCGACGTCCACGATCTGCATCTCCCAGCTGGGCAGGCCGATGCGGCCCAGTGCCTCGCGGGCCGCGCCGCGGATGCGGTCCCCGGCAGACTCCAGCACCTTGCGCCGGCCGGCGGCGAACTCCTCGGTGGAGGCGGCAAAGGATTCGGTGCGGATCATGGCAGGATGTTCCTTTCGCCGCCGCACTGCTGGCAGTACTGCCAGTACCAGGCGTCCGGGTGGATACGCATTTTGTGGCGCCCCAGCAGGCAGAGCAGCGGTCGCTGCCACCACTTGAGGGGGTGGATCATGGGCTTCATGCCGCGAGGGTCCTTTCCTCGGTCAGGGAGATGTTCATGAAGGTCTCGAAGGCGTCGAAGTCATGCGCCCGGTGGGTGCTGAACAGCTGGTGGCAGTACTCGTCGAGGGTTGCCTCCAGCCAGACCGGCTCCACGCCGTAGCGCTCGGCGACCGGACGCAGATGGGCCCAGGCATCGATGAGCAGGTCCGAGGCGAAGGCCCCGGCGTCGATGACGGTGTGCAGGGCGACGGCGGGGGTGGAGAACTTCATGTCGGCCTTGTTCTTCAGCCGGTTCCCGGCCCGCTCCAGCGCCCGGATGGCCAGCTGCTCGGAGGCGGCGATCAGCGCAGCCTTCCTCAGCCGGTCGGCGGAGGGGACATCCCCTGCATCACGGGAGGCCTTACGGCGCTCGCCGGTCTCCTGGTCCGGGATGTTCCGCTGCGGGTGGTCCTCGAGCGAGGGGGAGTTCGGCGTCGGGTCTGGCGCCGCCTCGTCGCCCGGCTCGGCGGGGGCCTCGGTGGCGATCTGGACGTCCATGATCTGCAGCACGCGCAGCGCCTCGGCGACCATCTCCGGGGTGGGGGAGCCGCCCGCGATCTGGCGCAGCATCCAGGTCTTGCGCTCCTCGTCGCCCATCTTGTCGGACTCCTCGAAGCCGACCTCGCGCAGCATTGCCGCCCCGGAGAGTTCGCCGCGGTCGTACATCTCCACGGCTTCCTTGGAGCGGTTGGGCCGCAGCCGCATCTCCGAGGTGTCGGCAGCAATGGAGTACAGCCGCAGGTCCTCGTCGGCGACCCCACCCTCATCCGAGAGCAGCGGGCGCAGGTAGCCGCGGGCCAGCGCCGTGGTGATGATCTTCAGTAGCGGCTCGGTGTGGGACTTGATGGCGGACTCGTCGGCCTGCCATGCGGACCAATGGTTGGAGTCCGAGGAGCCGGTCAGCACCTCCGGAGGCATGTCCAGCCCCAGTGCCAGCCGGCGGATGGCCTCGTTGCGCAGTTCGATGGCGTGCGCGTCCAGTTCGGACCAGAAGGTGATGTGCTGGGCGGCGGAGATCGCCTCCGCGGGGGCCGTGATGATGATCGGCACGATCGCCTCGGCGGTGGCCCGGTTCAGCAGCGACTGCTGCATGGCGTAGGCGATCTTCTTGGTCAGCTGCTCGGCGTCGTTGGCCTTGGCGACCTCGGCCC